TAGGATCTCTATTCTCTACATCTACAATAAAAACTCCACGTAAGCGTGTAAGAATGGCCCTAGAAGCATCAGCTAAGTTCATAATGAGCGTAAGAGGCCCCTTTACAATCATAGAGGTATAGAGGTATAATTAGAGTATGAAGTGGCTGAATCGTTTAGCCGCCCTACTGTTCGGATTGATATCAGTAGGTTTAATTAGAGACTTCTTAGACAAACATACGGTTATCATACTTGATAAAGAAGACTCTGAGCAAGGGGATGAAGATATGGATGACATAGTAAATTTAAGACCAGAAAACTATGATAATGCCATGGATCTTCGTGGTGCTCCAACACATGTTTGCCCATGCGGTTCTAATATTTTTAATGTAAAAGTAATTTTTTATGAAAATGAAATTGCTACATATTTTCTTGATATGGAATGTGCAAACTGTGGAAGCTTAGCTACGGCACCTACGCCAGTAGATCACATAGAAGGATTAGACAATTGAGAAAATCAGAAAGACTTAGACTTGCAGAGTTAGAAATAGTTAGACTTAATTATGAAATTGAATACGTTAAGGCTATGCTATCAGCACTAATTGAGGTCGGAGGAATGAAGGCTCCAGAAATGGACTCTGGCAAATGGTATTCCTCAAAGAGACAACGCCCAGATATTCCTAACAACTAGTATTGACGATCTAGTTGTAATTTAGTAGAATAGGCAACATGAATAAAAAACTTATAACTGCCCTATTGGCAGCAACACTTACTATCACAACAACACATACGGTTGTAGCAAATACACAACCCGCAACGGTGGCAATTCTTGATACCTCTCTTAATTCAAATTTATCAGTATTTAAGGACAAAATTGTTCAAGAGGTATGTATTTTAGAATGGAATTCATGCCCAAATGGAACTAATTTTATGCAAGGTCCAGGAGCAGCCAACATGTCTCCATCTTTTATGGTTGCTAATGGTTTTGATCATGGAACTAAAATGGCACATGCATCAGTTCTGACAAATCCTAATATTAAAATTGTATTTGTAAGAATTATTGGAGCTACTTCAACTGGAGTGAGGCAGGTATCTAACGAGGATACATTTGTTAAAGCTTTAAATTGGGTATTTAACAATAAAGATACATTTAATATCCAAGCTGTCGCTTTGTCACAAAGTCATCATAATTTAATGCCAACACAAAATTACTGCCCAACAACTCCTAATACAGTAAATGCAATTTCTTCTTTAGACTCTGCAGGAGTTCCTGTATTTATTGCTGCTGGAAATATGCGTGATCAGAAACGAATTTCTTGGCCAGCATGTATTAGTCAGTCCATAGCAGTTTCTGCAACATCTGCAACTGATGGTATTGCGGTATATTCAAACTACGACTCAAAATTAACAGATATGTTTGCTAATGGAAGATTACGTTTAATTAACCCTAGCGGATATTTATTTAATGAAGACGGAACGTCAGTTTCAACACAGGTTGCAGCAGCAATTTATGTTGGATTAAAATCAAAAAACCCGACTTATACTAAGTCACAAGTTTTTGATTTAATGAAGTCTAAATCATATCCAGTAAGAAGCAAAACTATCTTGGGGTATGTTGTAAGCAAGGACATTTTAAATGGCTAATCAAGTCACCATACTAGAAGAAATAATTGGTGATGTTGCTATTGCGTTGTATCAGAAATGGTACAACGCAATGCCAGCAGAAGAAAAAAATCAGGTAGCAGAGGAAGCATTAAAAAAGAATGCACAAGAAACTACTTTATTTGTTATTCAAATGTTTATGGATAGATTTAATCAGGCAGCAGAAGAATTAAAAAATCAAGACTAGTATTGACTAGCCTTCCATTATTTAGTAAGATAGGACTATGCAAACATTTCTACCAGAGGCGGACTTTGCTAAGACAGCTAAACATTTAGATCGTAAGCGTCTTATCAAGCAAAGCGTAGAGAACCTACAAGTTCTTAAATCATTGGCTGGATACTATAATGAGTCTGGCGCATGGGTCAATCACCCAGCAGTAAAAATGTGGGAGGGTCATGAAGATTGGCTGTTCCTATATAATGAGGCTATAGTCAAAGAGATAATTATGCGTGGCTATAAAAATAGCACACGAGAAACTTTTGACCAAATCTATCAAGAAAACTTCTTGATGCTGGAGTCTGACGAGCCTTGGTGGCTTGGAGATGAACGCCTCCACTATTCTCATAAGGGCAGGTTGTACGAAAAAGACCCAGAGAAGTATTATTTCTATTCAGAGTTTGCGGACTACCGTGAATTAGGGTATACTTGCTGTGAATCTTGCAGTTACTATTGGCCAACTCATGCGGAGGTTACAGATGAATCTAACTAATGAAACCTTTAGTAAAGCTTTAGATGAGAATAAAATTCTTATCGTAGATTTTTGGGCGGATTGGTGTGGACCTTGTTTAAAGGTTGCACCTATACTAGATGAAATAGCAACAGAGTATAATATACAAATTGCTAAAGTTCATGTAGATGAAAATTCAGACTTGGCTTTTAAATACGAAGTTTCTTCAATACCAACAATAATGGTATTTGAGAATGGAGTACCAGTCAAGAAAGTGGTTGGCGCACAGCCAAAACACAAACTCGTGAAAGAGTTTGAAGGATGGATTTAACATTTAGTGAATGGATGACATACGGGGTTGAAAAAGGTTGGTGCGGACCTCCTGTATGTTACACCCATGACGGACTACCAATGTCTAACGAAGAAGATATGGAGTTTGCCGAAGGGCAGGATCCATGTACACATATTATTCGTATGTACGAAGACATTGAAATGAAAAAAAGAATAGAGGATAACCATTCCCCATCAACTTGGCGGAATTCGTACACAAACTAGATTTCTGCCTCAGAAAGAGACAGAATAAATAAGGAGAAATAAATTAAATGAACTCATTTAAGAAAATCGCCCTAGCCTTGGTTGCAGCCATGACTTTGGGCACACTCGTAGTGACACCTGCAAGTGCCAATACAGTATCTGTAGCTGTGACTACAAAGGCTGATGCCGCTGATACTGGCGCTGCTACTGCACCCCTTACAGTAAACGTTCCTTTTGACAATGTCATTAGCGATACTGCTACTACAACTTCTGAAGTTCTAACACTTACAGCAACTGTTGTGTCTGGAACTCCAGTTACATTTACAACAACTGGCAATGCTAAATTGCTAACAACTCTTACTCCAGCCCCTACAACGGCATCTGGCGTAACATCTTTGACAGTAACTCCAGCATCAACAACTGCTGTTGCATATCTATATACAACAAGCACTGCTGCATCTGCTGTCACAGTATCAGTTCTTGGCGCAAGCACAACTCTTTATGTAAAGGGTATTGCTGGACCAGCATTCAATGTTGCTCTTTCTGTAGCCTCAACTGGTAATATCGGAGGTACAGTAAGTGCTGTTGCCACCGTAACAGATATTTTTGGTAACGCTAAAGCAACAGCTCCAACATTTACAGCAATTAATGCAACTGCTGCTGCAGCCGTTGCTGATCCTCTAGTTGTTGGTCGCTATACTTCTGTAGTAACACTTCCTGCAACTTCTGGAACTGCTGCTGTAGGAGCTTCAATCACAGCTCCAATTGCTGTGCCAACTCTTGCAACCGCAGTAACTTCAGCATCTTCAATTGTTTCAACAGTTGATTTGGCTGCTGCTCTTGCTTCTGAAAAGGCTGCTCGTGCAAATGATGCCGCCGCTGCTGCTGCCGCTCTTGCTGCTGCTGTAAAAGCAGAACAGGATAAGGCTACCGCTGCTGCATTGACTGCCGCTGCAGATCTCGTTAAGGCAAATGCAGAAATTGCTAAATTGAAGGCTGATGCAGTAATTGCTAAGGCTGCTTCTGATAAGGCACTTGCTGATGCTACTGCTGCTCACGCTGCAGAACTAGCAAAGGTCAAGGCGGATAATGATGCCGCTATTGCTGCAATGAAGAAGGCGTTTAATTCTTTGGCCACAAAGTGGAACAAGAAAAACCCAACTGCAAAGGTTGCTCTAGTAAAGTAATCTAAATTTAATAATGGGGGCAAGGCTCAAGGGTCTTGCCTCCTTATTTTATAAATGATAGAATAATATAGTGGAAGAATACTTAGACGAAAAGGTCCGACGGGACGTAATAAAGGAAATAGGTGATCTTGAACTTCCAGAGGAATGGAAGCCACAACAAGTGATCGATTACATAATCAGAAAGATAAATAGAAAATAATGTGGAATAAATTTAAAAATTGGCTACTTCCAAAAGAGGAAGAGTTTAAATATAATGTATTGTTTCAGGAAGAGCCTGAAAGAAAGGTGGTAGTCGTGAAGAAAGCGGCAGCCAAGAAGCCAGCAGCCAAGAAGAAGGCTCCTGCAAAGAAGTCTCCTGCAAAGAAGACTGTTAAGAAGTCAACCCCAAAGAAGAAGTAAATGGGGAAACACCACGATAAAATAGCGAAATCGCTTGAGATCAGACAAAGAAATCATAAGGGTCCAGGCGGTAAAGTTCCAGGTTCTATGAATAAAAAGAAGACTGGATATAATCGTGTAAAGGCCAATAACGCTAAATAATGTCTTACGTAGAGAAGTGCGAAATTAAGGGATGCGAAAATGATGCTACCAGAATTAGTAGCACCGAAACCAAATATATCGTTATTTGCGACGATTGTTGGCACGATAAATATAAGAACTAGGGTAGCATGTTAGATAAATTGATAGATATGATCTGGGGGGCTGTAGAGAGGATCTACGCCCTTCCAGAGGACTTCTTTGATTTCGAAGACGATGAAAATGCTATAATAGAGGAATGAGCGGCTTTCTAGACCCGCTTAAATACAACCTATAGGAGAATAAAATGGACGGAATTAATCTAACTGGTTTTAACCAGACAGGCGAGCAGTCAGGATCTAACAATCTTGACCTCAACCCAACAGGACAACAGCCAGCAGCAGCTTTCCCAGCGAAAGATGTATCAAACCAAGCATCAGCACAAGGACCTAAGTAATATGTGCGTTGAATGTGGTTGCGAAAATGTCGGCAGCCAAACAGGAATGGCAAAAGTTCCTGGTGGAATGTTAGATGTTACAAGAGACGGAGAAGCAGGACTTACTCTAAATATGACTGCAACTCCAGAACAAAGAGAAAGATTTATTAATGAGTGATAATGGAACAGGAATGGAGACTCCTCCAAACAGTCAGCCATCAGGCGCTGTAACTTCGCAAGAAGCAACGAGGAAGAATCCAAGCCAAAATAGATTTCGATCAGGTGTAAATAAGCCACCAGTAAAGATAGATCGTAATCGTCATGGAATTCGTAGAGAAACAACTATGGTTCCTAAGAAAACAAAACCAAAGAAGGTATAAGGAATTCCCCCGCTAATGGCCTCTGGCTGTGGTGGGGGAACCTATTTTATGTGTAGAGAATGTGGTGACTGTACGAAAGAGCACAATAAAACTATTGATGACTCTATAGATGAAACGGAAGCAATAGGTATATAAAATGGATCTACAGGCGGCAGAAACAGCTCACAAAAGAGAAGATAAAGTAGAAACAAAAAAGGATTGGGCATGTCCTTGTAATGGATGCGCCAAGGCGGTAAAGCAAGAGCGTAAAAGAATTCTAAATGAATTAGAACTAATTGATATAAATACTACATCACAGATAAATGCTCTTGGAATGAAGATATTAATTCAAGAGATTATAAACGCAGGGGAAAAGAAGAAATGAGAAAGTATCTATTTAGATGTAAGACATGCAGTACGGTCATGTCCATCGAAACAGAACTTGAAGATAAATACATTCATTTAGTCCCACCATGTCCTTGCGGAGTATCAAGAATGGACTGGCTTGGCTCAGATGCATACAAGTACGGTTTGTAGACACGTCTACGAATATGTTTACGCAGATATCTGCCCAGACTGTGGCAGAGATACTCACGAGCCTGACAGAGCCCTCCACGCCCGTTTATTCAAGGAATACTACGAATCAGATGCACCCAAAGCTTACAAGTGTCCAGTCGAAGGCGGCACCATACGTGGCTGGTGGTCTATCTAACTATTGACCTATCCAAATATATATTATATACTACTTAATACGCTCAAAAGTGAAGCGGCAAGTGCGGCGAAAGAGAGAACATGTTCGATTATAAGTCAGCGATGGAATCGGGCCATGCCTTCAATAAGATCGTCGCCATGCGACTAGAATCAGAAGGAATTTCGGCGGAAGTACCAGAGTTCTCATTTGCCCAATCAAAGGAAGAAATAAAAGAATATACCCTCAATGATAAGGATATTATCGTAGGAGATCAGGTAATTGAGGTCAAGAGTCGTAATCTTAATTTTAGCGATAACCCAGAATCATTTCCATATGACGATTTGATTATTGACACAGTTTCAGGATATGAAGCCAAAGATCCAAAACCAATCGCCTACGTTATGGTTAGCCAGAGTACAGGCGGAATGTTTGTGTTCCCCACAGCATTTGCCAAATCCTGGCGGGTAGAACGAAAATACGATAGATATCGTAAGCATGAGGATAACTTCTATTTAGCTCCAAAACAATTGGCTAGGCCTTTTAGTCAACTAGTAAATAAATTAAAGGATAACAAATGAGAAACTTTTTGGATGATTCAATTGTAGAGCATAACTCTAGGCCACCCTTGCGATGGTTTGCAAATTGGGCGGGATCAAGAGCATCAGCAGCAGTTATGAGATCTGCATGGCTACATGAAGATGAGATAGAAGGCGGAATCAGACATTTCATCAATGAAAGAATATATATCTATCTATGGCCTATTTATCAGAGATACGGAACATTTTACAGGGTAGACTGGGACATGTCTGGTCAAGACTGGAATGACTATGATGAGAATAATGTCCCATATTGGGAAAAGACTGGGACGGTAGACCCAGAATATATTCAACCATGGAAATATGTAGACCCATGGACAGGCGATGCATTTAGAATAATCAAGGGCGGGAAATGAAATACGCCATAGGAATACTTATAGTTATATTCATTATCCTTAATTACTTTGCATGGCTTCAGCAATAATAGATCTATCTGATCCTAATGTGGTTCATATAATATATCCTGAAGGAAAAGCAGTCAATCAAGATATGATGGATCCATATATAGGTGGCTGGAGAATGGCTACAGCTCCTGTAGAAAATTCTCCAGAATAGATTCCAACATCTACTATTCCCCCCTCCCTTTTCTCCTCTCTATCAGCCTTATACGGCTTTTATAGTGGAGAATTGTGGAGTAAAGTGGAGTAAAGTGGTTATTGTTTAATAACGAAATGTTATTGTATTATATTTAAATTGATATATGAGTAATTGAACAGCCCCTATCAAATTTGCCCCATAATGTCAATACCCTATATGGCAGCATATGTTCCAGGATTTGTCAATAGCTCTCGTAAATAGGCGTTTTCGCCCACAAATACGAGATAAATTTTGACAGATTTTGGATTAAATTGGATCTATTTTGATCTATTTGTATAACATTTTGTTATATTCTTTGAGATAATGCTAGAACTTTGAGGGATTTTTTATATGTCGTCGTAAAAGCGCATTCTTGCCCGCTAAAATAGAACACAAAAGGGGCAAATCGGACATTATGTCCAATTCACCCCAATGGTGTATTATATTTATTTAGTTAGCGATATTGCGCTGTACGAGTTGATTTGTGTAACTCATTTTCCTTCTCATGATAGACCTTGATATATTCAATTAGTTCTATTAGTTTGGATTGAGTATAAGGTGGATAACTTGTTGTTATCATATTTGCCATTAACGCTGGATGAAAATGGTGGTCGTTTAGAATTTCTTCTAAACTATCTATTACTTTATCTACTTTGGTTCTTTTTCTCATGTCCGCCTTTCTTGTAACTGCCCATTATATCAGAAGGGGCTGACTTGCGCCAGCCCCTTTGGATCTGATCTACTTAGTTCTTTGCTTGCTTGACTTCAGCGGTGAACTTAATTCCATTCTTTTCCGCCTCAGACAAAGCTTGCTTAGCTGCTGCTGAGAATCGGCCACGGCGGCCAACAGTAATTCCCTTTGAAGCTAGATATTCACGCTTGCTTGTCATATTTTTCATCCTTTCATGATGATTATGTATATTTTACCAGGTATCCACGAATTTGTAAATACCCCCGTAACGGGGCCTTTAGGCCCACATTCTCGCAGCTTAGTCGGATATGTCCGATTTGTCCACTACGATAATATCATTAGACATGGATGGATATCCATCTTCTAACAAATCTGTTGTATCTTCTTCAAGCTCGTTATCTACAAAATGAACTTGAATTACAGAATCCCTTTCTAATTGGATCCAATTATGTGTTGCTGCGTTAGAGGCAATGTCCCATGCCTCCTCCGCAGAATTTGCTTCCACATCAATATAGTATTCAACTAGTTTATCTCCGAATACTTTGAATTTACTCATCTAACCAACCGTCCTCATCTAGGGAAACCAGGAAATTGTTGTCCCGCATCCAATCACGAACACATTCTTCCAGGATTTCGCCGCCGTCATCCATGGTGAATCCAAGAGTATCTACATCCTCCCAGAACTTATCGAAGATTTGTTTTAAAGTAATTCCTTCAGGAACTCCTTCATCTGCGATATCTGTTTCAGCAAGGTCAGCAATTTGATTGTTGTCGTAGATGTCTTTGATTATATCAAATACCCAAGTCCACAACAATGAGGGAAATGCCGCAACCTGTCCCAACATATCGTTAATTTGTAACATCTGGTTGTAGACGTCGTCCCTACGTGTTTGGTCCTGTAGATCTAATTCAGCCATTCTTCTTTGTCCTTTCGTCGATTGCGAATGCTAATGCATATGTCATTTGGTAAATATAAGTTAGAGCGTCTACTTGGCCTTCCCAGTACTTCCGCTCCATGGAATCAATGGCCTCTTCGGTCTCGTCTTCCACACGCTGTGCTTCTTCCAGTTCCCGTTCTGCGTCAAGCATGAGCACCTTCAGGTGCCCGTGCAAGATATCGGTCCCAGAGGACCCAGCGTCAACCTGTCTCTGCAGGTGTGGTTCTAGTTCTAGAGTATTCACGTTCATAGTATATCCTCTACCACTGACAAAATATGGTCTGTGGCGGATACTTGCCCACTAGTCCAGTTGTACTCTACATCTAATTCAGCAAAATCTTTTGAGGCGGGGTCAAGAGAATCCATACGAGATGACAATTGCTCTAGGTCCTGATTCAAAGAGATTATATGTAATTTAAGATATTCAATTAGTTTACCTTTACGATATACATATTCTGATTCCATTATTCATTTACCTCCACATAATATTGGTCTTCAGGCTTCAAATCATAAAACTGATTAAATCTACCTTTAAGATAATTGCTATCACACATGCTAGCAATTTGATAATCAGACCAAAACTGACCCTCATCTAAATTAGATTGAACCCAATCGTCTAGAAGTTGGTCAGCAATATCAGACATAATTGCTCCCATTACCATTTCGTTCTCATCATCATATGCTCCGTGTTGCATTTTCTAGTGCTTCCTTTCTATATTCTGGCACGTGTTCTTCGTCCAAGTATATCTTATGGGTCTGACATTCTGCTACGCATTCAAGGTCTGCCTCGCCCATATAATTACAAGATGAACATATCTCACCGCAGTCATTCTCACAATAATCTAATGTATCTTCTGAATCACAATCTCTGCATTTGTTCTGATACTCAGAATTACTAATCATTTCTCCACGAAGGAATTCACATTCCCCACCCCAACCTGTTTCTTCCTCATAGGACAAAGTAAACAATAAACTAGGATATTGTGCAGATAATTTAGAAATGGCAGGCATGGGCGGAGACCAAGCAGTATGCATATTATAATAAACTACAAGATTCTCTCCATTTGGAGTAGGACCTTCAATATAAGTATCTGCATATTCTTTATTCTCAGATACAGCAACATCCCACTTTGTGCCCCATTCACGAACATTGAATGAATACCAGTCATTTGTCTTGAATTGCATTTGTTCTTCAATGGGCATATCTCGTGGCGGTTGTGCAAGATAATCCTTATCAGTAATACCTGCTTGTCTATGATTATAAATATTATAGAAAGCAAATACAGGATTAGGATAAGTAGTTTGAGTTACTTCCATATTGCCAGTTGTCGCATTCCATGAATCATGGAGCATGACGAATGGCTTATTCATTTGTTTTACAAGGTCATTTACTAATTCAGGATTACCTTCAATTGTAAGACCATTAAATACCCAATTTGGCATTTTGATTCCTTTCGCTATATTGCCCTATTATATATTACCCCACCGACATTTGTCTAGAATTTCGGGAAATTACATTAGATCTCGTAAAAGAGCTATGGGGTCCCCAGGCATGCGGGCAAAGCAAATCCCCCAGGCTAAGCTGGGGGATGAGACAAGTAGGGCTGCTAGTCAAACGAAAGGAATTAAGTAAACACTGCTTTACTTAGCGACTTGGCGAATGCCTATAGCCGCACCCTACATTTAAATGGGCCTAAGCCGTAGATTAATTATACCAGAATCTGAGCGTCTGTATATTTCTCTACAAAGGAGCGTAGGTCCATTGTGAAGATGGCTTCATTCTTCATACCCCGAACTTTGTTGTCCAAGTTATAGAATGAGTCTTCTTCGTGTAGACTGAATGTCATCTGTGTAAAGTCGACGATAGCAATCTTGTGCTCGTTATCGCCAATTTCATTTACATGTAGGCCCCAACCAGTCTCCATAGACCACCCGTCCCCAATCAAATTACTGATTGCGATACGTGTTGCATATGAGGGGTCCGACCAACGAGGCTGTGCTTTTGCTACCGCCTCTGCCAGATTGGCAAGCATAT